AAGTGTGGTCGCAAGTAGAGTCGCAAGTGGGGTCGCAAGTGGCGTCGCAAGTGAGGTCGCAAGTGAGGTCGCAAGTAGAGTCGCAAGTGTGGTCGCAAGTGGGGTCGCAAGTGGGGTCGCAAGTGGCGTCGCAAGTGAGGTCGCAAATAAAAGATATGAAATATATACATGTATATGAAAGTAATATAAATTCTGATTCTAGTTGGGTAAGTTTTTATGACTATTTTAATCAAATATTAAAACTGGGCCCGCAATTAAATTTATATACTAATATACTACAAAAATTCGGCTATTTTACTTGCTGGTTTAATAATGCAATTTTAACTTGTGATTATCCAGAAACTATTAAATTTAATAACCAAGGACAATCTCATTGTAATAATGGCCCCGCTTATAAATGGAAAAATGGGGAGGCATATTATGTGTTAAATGGTGTTAGTGTTCCTAAATGGTTTATTAACAAATCAATTGGAAATATAACACGAAAAGATATATTAAGTATTGAAAATGTAGAACAACGTAGAGAATTAATTCGTAAATTAGGGATAGATATTGTTATTAATAAAATGGGGGCAAAACAAATTGATAAAAAAGGAGACTATGAATTATTAACTCTTAATTTATCTTCGGAGATTAAAGATTGTAGATATTTAAAAATGAGAAATCCTTCTATTAAAACATGGCACGTAGAAGGTGTAGGCAGAGAATGTAAAACTGTGCAAGAGGCTTTAAATTGGAGAGCAGGAGACTTAAAATCTAACTGGATACCCGAGGTGCTAACATGAGACAACAAGGTGATGTATTATTAAAACAAATTGATAGTTTACCAAAAGACATTAATAAAAAAGAATTAGATAAAGGGCATATTATTTTGGCATATGGAGAAGTAACTGGGCATGCACATAGAATTAAAGATACAGTGAATTCTATGTTTTATGAAAAAGATGGGAAGTCCTATCTTAAAGTAACTAAACCTGTAGATCTCACACATGAAGAACATCACACGCAAACTATTCCTATTGGTATATATGAAGTGGGAATTGTTAAAGAATATGATTATCTAAAAGATATGGAACGCGCGGTAATAGACTAATGGAAAGAGAATTATTAGTTGAAAATATTTCTTACCGTAATCGTTCTGTAAAATTAGACAATACATGGATGTTTGTTTCTAAAGATTTTGAATTAAATGATCTTAGAAAACAAATGATTTATAAGTTTGATATTGGCCAAAAATTAAATGGGGAATATATTGTGTATAAAATAAAAAATGACTAAATTATTTCTTATATCTTTATTCATAGGTAATTTAAATGTGACGGCTTACCAACCTATTGAAGAACAAACTGATGCGTCCCCGTGCATCACTGCATCTAATCGTTATGTTCATATTGATGGGGTGGCTATTAGTCGAGATCTCCATGTTAATTATGGTGGAGAATTAGAATTTGGGGATATGGTTTTTATTAAAGGTGTGGGATTTAAAGTGATCAATGATTTAATGCACTCTAGGCATATGAAAAGTATTGATATATTAGTAGAGAATGAAGCGCAAGAAGCAGAAATTTGGAAACGTTTTAAGAAAAGGACAACCAAGGTATGGCGGATAAGATCAGACGAGTTACAAGAAAACAAATAGAGAATAGCCCTGATGTGGATAAAGAGAATGTTTTGTATGTAAAACATGGGAAAAAATGGGTTAATGAGCCAGCAGTTATTGTGAGTAACCAATATTTAGAACAAAAGCAAGGCATGGATGAAGCTTATAATATGAAACAATTTTTTGCTCATAGTTTAATTGAATCGGATTTTCCAATGTTAACACCTCAACAACGACAAGTAATGCAAGCAACTTGTAAAGGGTTTACACAAACAGAGATAGCAACTAAATTAAATATTTCGCAACAAAGAGTAAGTCAACTAATAAAACAAGCAGTAAAGAAGTTAATAAAATCAATACCTGATTTCAGGGAGGGAAAATAAATGACAACATTAAATACAGTACAAGAAACAATTACAGTACATGGAGTAAATTCAAGCGAGAATGTTAAATATAAAAATGGAGGCGGGGTTCTTATTGATCCGAATCCTGTTAAACCGCTTTGGATTAATACAGTACCAAAGTTTAACATGAGCAAGTTTCAAAAAGGTAATACTTACTTAGTAGAAAGAGAAGTGTCTGAAGCGGGTAAGAAAGGCCTTATTATTAAGATTGTGGAAAATGGGGGGAATGCAGCTGATGTGGTGGCTACCACTTCTACTGGCTCTAATGGTAAATATGTCAGCAATAGTGATGGGCAAAGAAAAGGCGCTATTGGGCATTATGTATCTCGTATTGTAGCTTCTTTAATTGTTACTGGAGAAGTAAAGAAAGATACCGTATTAGCTGTATTTGGTGAGTTATTTGAAGGTATTGATAAGAAGTTAAGTTGATAAAGTGAAGACAAAAGAAAAAGCTCGATATGATAATCCCGATCCATCAGTTACTAGTATTACAGACATATTAGAAAAAGATTGGATTATATATTGGATTAGAAGTAAAGGGTTTGAAGAAACAGATGCTATTAAGCAAGTCAGTCAGAAAATAGGTAAGAAGGTTCACAGGGGAATTGAACTGCACTTGAAAGGAAAACCATTCTCTCAATGCTCTAAGGGCATGGATAATGATCAAAAACTCATGCTCTTAGAGTTAATTGAGTGGTGTCAAAGAAAGAAGTTAGTTGCTATTAAACTTGAGAAAAGGATGCATAGTGAGAAGTACAAGTTCAATGGTACACCCGATGTAATAGGCACATTTAATGGGGCAAAGACATTAATTATTATTGATTGGAAAACAGATTCAAAGCCAAGAGATAAAACAGCAGAGAGAGAAAGATTTGCAAAATATAAATACCAAGCTGGTGGTTATGCCATCTTGTATGAAGAGAAATATAAAGTAAAGATTAACAAAGCAGTATTTGTACGTATATCAAAGAAATTGGAATTTAATGACATTTATTTTGATGATTTAAAACAAGCAAAGAAATCATTTTTAGCTTTAAGACAAATTTATAGAGAAATTAAGGGAAAATAAAAGCTAGACGGCGTTTAGCCGTCGCTGGAGGAGCACAGCGACTAGTGAACAAAGATGAATATATTCAAAGACTCTATAGAAATATTCCCGAAGAACTTTTACAGCTTCCAAATTGGGTAGTGTATAAGAATAAGATACCATTTGACCCAAAGACTAATAACGCAGCTCAAAGTAATAATAAAGAAACATGGGGATCATTTGCTCAAGCAATTTCATGCTTTAGGTTAGGGGAGTATGAAGGCTTAGGGTTTTGTTTCGAATCGCCGTATATTGGAGTAGATTTGGACAAAACCCTTAGCTTCGAAATACCTAATAAATTAAAGTCATACACCGAAAAGTCACCTAGTGGAAATGGAATACATATTATTTGTAAGGGCGTTGTTCCTAGATCTTTAAAAAAACCTGGATTAGAAATATATAATGAAAAAAGGTTTTTTACAGTTACAGGAGATAAATTCCCTCAATTTCCAAAAGCGATATTTGATAGAACTGAAGAGTTAAAAGAATATTTTGTAAACGACACAAAGGTCAAAGACCCAAATTGGATAAATAACACTCTTAATACATTACATGAGGGGAATTTACATAATGGGTTTGTTAGTATTATTGGAAAGTTGCATCATGCAGGCTTGACAAAAACTGATATTGAGGGTATACTGTTACCACATGTAGAAAGAGTGGGCGGAGATAAAGATGCTTTCTATGAACGACTTAATAGTATTACTAAATATGAAAGAAAGGAGAATTATGGACAAGCCCGGAGATTGGAAACCTCAGATGAATTGGAAGTCAAGCCAATTGAAGTCTTTACCCCAACAAATCACACCATCCAATTTATCAAAAGTCTTGAGTGCGCAGGAGATGCACAAGTTGAATTATCTACTGGATTTCCTACACTTGACCGCTATACCGGAGGACTTAAAAGATCAGGTATTTGGGTTATGGGTGCAAGGACGGGTATTGGAAAAACAGGCCTTAGTTCTACAATCGCTGAACACTTACTTTCAAATAATAAAAGAGTTCTCATATTCAGTACAGAATCAACTTGGGAAACAGTTTTCGCTCGATTTGCTTCGATGGGAACAGGAATTAAATTGCATACTATCACCGACCATAAAGAAGAGCTTACCGAAAAAGATAAAAGATACCTTGCAAAATATGCAGATATATTTAAATCAAGACCTTTATACATTGTCGAAGAATCTCAGCCTGACCTCAGAATTGTTACTGAAGAAATATCCAGAATTTGCCCCGATGTTTTTATCTTTGATTACATTCAGCATATCGAAGAATCCACAGATCAACGACATAGAGAAATAGGTCGTTTTATTAAAGGACTAGAAGATGTGTCTAAAAAAACTAATAGTGCAGGACTTATTACTTCTCAATTAAATAGGGCGGCAGATTTAGAAAAACCACGTTTATCACATTTAAGTGATTCATCGACAATTGAGAATACAGCACACGCAGTAATTTTATTAAGTCAATTAAGATCGGGTTTAACTTTAGCTGATTTAGCAAAAAATAGAGGCCCTAAAGGGGAGATAAGTCTCAGTTTTAATGAAACTATATGCAAATTTCAGGAGGTTTAATAAGCCAGACGGCGGCTAAGCCGTCGCTGAAGGAGCGTAGCGACTATGGATAAATTAATAGAAATTTATGCTATACAAAATGGATTTTTGATGAAAAAGAAAGATGGAGAATATCAATCATTTCAGGGCTATAGTAATAATGATCAAAGAAAATTAATGTTAAATTATATCTGTAAAGAACTTGATATTAAGAATTTAAGAGTAGTTACTGATATTGACGCAGCGAAAATGGAGTTAAGTAAATAATATGAGAGTTTATCTATCAGGGCCAATGTCAGGTTTGCCAAAGCATAATTATCCTGCATTTATGTTATGGGCTAAGAGACTCCGTAAAGCGGGATATCAAGTAGTTAATCCCGCAGAATTAGATGATGGCACACCTTTAAGTTGGGTTCAATGTTTAAAACGAGATATTACTAAATTATTGAATTGTACGGGCGTAGCCACAATGCCAGGCTGGACTAAATCAAAAGGTGCAAGTTTGGAAGTTCATATTTCAAAGGAGCTAGATTATTCAGTGCATTCCGCAGAACATTTTATTAAGAATAAGAAAGAATATGCTAGTAATTAGGAGATAATAGGGATATGAAAAAGAAAGAAAAGAAACGAGCAATATATACTGGTATGGTAGTTAGTTATCTAACAGGATCCTTTCTTATTGTGACATCAAATAATTGGGAAATGTATTTAGGTTATGTATTAGTGCAATTAGCATTTGGTGCATTTATTTTTGCAGAGAAATATAAATAGGAGGGAATATGCCGTATACAAAAAAAGAACGAAGAAAACAAATGCGAGATTACCTTGAGTTTGAACCAACGGGAGGAGATTGGGTTGAAATTTTTTATTCTGAAATGGTAAAATTATGGGAAGATGTTCCTAGATTTAAAACTTATTACTTTTTAAAAATGGGGGTTTTAAATGATGCTTGGAAATGGGATGAGTTTAATCTTAGGTACAAAAAGTTTGTAGACGATATCAATAATTTTAGACACGCACAAAACTGTTCTCATTCTGATTATAACACTGCACTACCTATTGCTTTAGATGAATTAAAACGTCGATATGTGGATGCTTATGAAGATAAAAAATTAAAGGAAAATGGTGACGTAGACTGAGGAGGATAATTTGGAAGAAAAAAATTGTAGATGTGAAGATACTGTAGCAGGCCCTTTTATCTGTGAGGAACATTCGGGCACTGGAAAAAAGAATGATAAGGGTAAACCCCCAATAGCCTTAATACCTGGAGAGGCTATTTGGGAAGAAGCAAAAGTTATGGGATTTGGAGAAAAGAAATATAGTAAATATAATTGGATGCAAGGGTTAGGTATGGTACGATTATTGTCTGCAGCAGGTCGACATATAGTGCAGTTTACTATGGGGCAGGATAATGATGAAGAAACAGGATTAAGTCACTTAGCACACGCCAGATGTTGTTTAGGCATGGCAATATGGACAATGCAACATAGGAGAGACTTGGATGACCGCTACACTAGACCTCCAGAAACCCATTGTTAGTCCGGAAGACTATGGGTGTGAATTAATAATTGATGGCGATATGCCATTTGATTATGATAAACCCATTGCTTGTGATGTGGAGACTGATGAGAAGGATAACTTTGTAGGCTTAGCTTTATGTCAATCGGAAGACAAAGTTTACTATTATTCAGAATTATCTGAATTAATATATGTACTGCCTGGGTATCCATTAATATTTCAAGGAGGAGTGTTTGATTTAGCAATGCTTCGAAAGTGGGGAATAAATATAAGAGATGATCAGTATATATGGGACACTAAAATATTAGCTTACCTTGTAAATCCCACATTAAAGAAATATGGGTTGAAAAATCTTGCCAAACAATTTTTTGACATACAATACCCCACATATAAAGAAATGGTGGGAACTGGCAAAAAGAAAATAACTCTAGATAAACAGCCTATTGAACGTGTGGCAAAATACTGTGGTATGGATGCACTTATAACTTATAAGTTATACCGACATACCTTAAAGTATCTATCTGCAAAAGAAATGAAGTGGTATAAAGATGTAGAATTCCCTTTATATTCTAAAGTGTTAGCGCAGATACAAAAAGATGGGGTATGTGTTGATAAAGACAAGTTATTGACATTGCATAAAAAGTATGGTAAGATTAGAGATGAATACGGACAACAGATATTATCGTTATTTGATGCAAGTGGCTTTGAATATCCAAATAAAGAAAAGTTCTTAAATTCCCCTAAACAAATTATAGCGGCATTTGCACATATAGGAGACCCTATTAAATCATCTAATAGTATGACTTTAAAAGCTTTAAAATGTGAGCCAGCAAAACTCTTTTTAAAGTATCGTAATTTTAATAAAGCTTATACCACATATACAGGACCTTTATTAAAGGAACCCACATTACCTAAGATTCCAGTAAGACTTAATCAGAATACAGATACGGGGAGATTGTCTTCAAAGCTCCATTGTATACCAAGACGTAAAGAAGACACTAAAGAAATAAGAGAGATGTTTATACCGCCCCCGAATCATGATTTATTGGTGCTCGATTATAGCCAAATAGAGACGAGATTTTTAGCCCATTTTTCAAAAGATCCAGTATTAGTGACCATTTTTAATAAAGGGCAAAATATCCATACTGCATTATCAGATAGAATTGGGGTGCCTTATGATGTGGGTAAGACTTGTGTGCATGGGATGACCTATGGCGCTACTGAATACAGCCTACACCACGCTATTGGTCGATCAGTTGAAGAGTGTAGAGATATTTTAAATAGGTTTTGGGAAGATTTATATGTGTCAAAAACATGGATAGCCACAGAGATTTATAATGGCTATAAGAATAATGGGGTGGAAACAATTGGAGGAAGATTTAGGAAATTTTATGGTCTTAAAGAACTTAAGTGTTATCATCAGTTTAGATGGAATTGTGATAAATGTAAGCAAAGACGTTATATTGAAAGACAAATGATAAGTACTAAAGTTCAAGGGTCTGCCTCTGATTTAATTAAAAAAGCAATGATTCAATTATACAACAAGGGGTATAGAATGGCACTTCAGATTCATGATGAACTAATATTTTATATTCCACATTCTATGGATAAAGATATAGTATTAAAAGATATAAAAAATATTATGGAAAATGCAATTAAATTAGATGTGCCGATTATAGCAAAGGGGGGTTATGGAAGATCGTGGGCTGCCGCCAAATAAACAATGTGCCGAAGGAAAGCATTCGGTATTTGAATATGATGTGGATGAATCTGATAAACACATTATGAGATGGATATGTGAAAGATGTGGGAAGGTGATTGAAGAGCATGAAGATTCCACCCCCTGATAAAGAAGTGTGCAATCATTTTGTGCCAATTAATTATAAGTGTAAGGAGTGTAATATGGACAGAGATATACCTAAGGTTCCCGAAAATATAAAAATTCCGCAAGAAGATCAAGAAAAAGAGTTTGTATGGGAAGTGACAGTAAAAAAAGTTACTAATGGTTATATTTTGATTAGAAAAAGTGGCTTAAAAGGAGAAGAATTACTTCAAATAGAGACTGAAGTTTTTGAAGATATTGAAGAAACCGAAGATATGCTAGAGACAACAAAAAATATGTTTTATGGAATTCTAGAACACTTTGGTATATATTATAGTAAACATGAGGATAAAAATTTAGTTGTTAAGGTGGAAAATGTTGAGAAAGAGTAAGAAAAGAATACACGGAACTGATAGAGCGTATATGATGATTGCTAGAGATATACGTCGTAGATGGTTTCAATATGGAGAAAATAGGCGTATTGATAAAGTCAAATGTGAAAAATGTAAAAAAAGAAGAAAACTCCAGATTGATCATATTAAACCCATGGGACCTTATCCTAGAGTCTCCTACAATTTTTCAAATTATATATTTCGCATGTTTTATTTTGGTTGTCAAGCATTATGTAAGCCCTGTCACAAGAAAAAAACAGATGCTGAACGAAAAAGGAGAAAAAATGAAGTCAAATAAAGTTCTTTGTCTGGATATAGAGACGTCCGTTATGCTAGCTTATATATTTCGATTAGGTAAACAAGTAATTCGTTCAGACCAAATAGCTGAAGATTGGAGACTCCTTTGTTATACAGCCAAATGGTTGGGAGCTAATAAGGTAATATATGAAGAGGCTAAAAAAGAATCAAAAGAAAAAGAGATATTGGATAAATTATGGAAACTTTTAAATGAAGCTGAAATAGTAATTACACAAAATGGGACTATATTTGATGCGAAACGAATTAATGCAAGAATGATATACTATGAAATGACGCCCCCATCTCCTTATCGACATTATGATTTATACCGATTAGTGAAAATTGTTGCCGATTTCACCTCGAAAAGTTTAGCCTATCTTACTAGTAAATTATGCCAAAGACACGTAAAACTATTACATCAAAAGTTTGCTGGTATGAAACTATGGATTGAATGTCGAGCAGGTAATAAGAATGCTTGGAAAGAAATGAAACAGTATAATCGAGAAGATGTACTATCTATGGAAGAGTTGTATTTAAAGTTAAGAGCATGGGCCCCAGAGAGTTTTCCGAAGGTCTATAATATGACAGATGAATCCTATGAATGTGGAACATGTGGGTATGAAGGAGCCATGAGAGAGGGTCAACCAAGAAAGACTAAAAAGTATAAATACAAACAACACGCCTGCCCTAAATGTGGATCATGGCAAAGAGGGGTAAAAATATGACACTAGATGATCTTATTAGAAATGCTAAGACTAAAACAACTTTAAGTGACCCTGGCTCTGAAGATCAACTTAGAGATTCATTTTATCGAGGATATTTAGCTGGGCTGATAAAAGCTAAAGAGGTGGTTGAGTATGTCAAAGATTAAAGAGATGATTCAATTTTTGAATGGTTTCCGTAAGCTCTCAATGGGTGTGCTATTTATGGCTGTAACATTAACCTTGTTATTCTTAGGTAAAGTATCAGGCAGTGAGTTTATCACCACTAATAGAGATGTTATAGTGGCTTTTATGGCAACCAATGTAGCAGCTAAAATTATACACGCAACGGTAGAATGGATAAAAAAGAAGAAATAATATGACAACTGGATTTCAATTTAAAGAGCATGAATATGTGGCTGAATTTTATCGTCGTAGAGATGAAATGGGATTAACTACTGAAGAAGAATGTCATAACCTTCTAATGACAATGGCAGAAGAAGGAAAGATGTCTGCGGTATTCGATACTAAGAAAACTATACAAGAATGGAAAGATGCTAAACAAAAGCAAGGGTTTAAAATATTAGATATTAAACAAGAGGATGAGCGTTAGCGATTATGGAATTTATTTGTAATGAATGTAAACAGAATATATCAAATCAAACAGAGGTAGTATCCGCTGTGGATCAAGGGTATATCTGTGATGGATGTTTAGAACAATGGAGGGTAGAAACATCATGAATATAAAACAAGTAAGGAAATTACAAACAGGCGATTCTCCACATAATTGCTTAGAAGCTATGATTGCCCAAGGCTATCTCGAAGCTTATGAGAAGGCGCAGAGACTAGTAAAAGCATTGGATTTAATAGGAGTAGATATGCAAGCACTTAAGAAAATTAATCGAAAACATTTTATAACTATTATTTTGAAAGCTTTGGCGAACTATGAAAAGGACGCATGAGCTTCTTTTCAGGCCGTAAACGAAGTTTACTATACGAGGAGGAAAGTTGAAAAGACCGCATGAGAAGCCAGGATGGGTTTTACATGAGTGGTGGCCAAGGGATAATTGTGAAATATGTCGGATTTGCGGTATGACTCTAAAGCAATTGGTGGAATGGGAGGAGAAGGGGGGAATAATGACCAAAGAGGACGAAATCAAAGAAATCAGAAATCAACATTTAGATTCGAGGGTTATGTTTAACAATAAAATAATTAAACATGATGTTGATAAAGATCTTGTAGAGATGGCGAAGGAAAGGTATTTAAGAGATATTGTATTTGATCCAGGTAAGAACATGGTTGAGTCTAATGTTATGGTATTGGTCCGTTTTGCCCAGGAGGTACGTGATTCTCAGAGGGATAAAAACAAAGCAGATATTGAAATCATGCCATATCTTAAAAAGAAAGTAATGGATACAGCAAAAGAATTAGAATCCGAGCGCCGACACGCGGATGAGTTGGTGGAAGTGTTAAAGCTATTTGAAAATCAGCCTTGTAGTTGTCGTTTGATTCCAGGGAGTGCTGGGGCTGTCAGAAAATGTGATTGGTGTTTTACAAGAGAAGCTCTCGAATCCCACAGGAAGAGGAGAAGGCATGATTTATAAATTATTCCATATTCCATGGTTTTTTGTTTCTCAATTTTTTGAAGAACACCCGGATTGTATGAGTGACTGGGAATGTCAGTGCCATCTCTGTTTAAGTTATTTAGATCCGGAACACGGAGCTGTTGAATGACCAAAGAACCGGATAAGGATAGTCGTGAAACGACGGCTCGGATCGATGAAGTCGACTCCGATTTGGTGGAGAGGGCAGAAGTAATAGCTGTATTTAGTCGTGCTAATGTCTGCACTTGTGTTCGACTTAAAGAAGAAATCGCCCGCTTCGCCCAGGAGGTGAGGGATGAAGAAAAAAATAAACGCCCAAATAAAGATTGGGTCACCTCAAAATACATGCATGAAGAAATTAAAAGCCGATTAAAAATAACAAGAGACGCACTTTCAAAAGAAATTGATGCACATGAATCCGAACGCCGACACAACGAGGAGTTAAAAAGAGATATTGAAGTACTTAAAAATGCTTATATCGTTTCTGAAACTGAGCGAAGAGTAATTAAAGAAGCTCTCGAATCCCACAGGAAGAGGAGGAAGAATAGTGAAACGAATAAAAAAACGAATTAAACGCAAAACAAAATCATTAATCCTCAAATTATTTGAGGGTTTACGCATAAGAGAGTCCTTTTACACAGGCCTTATGATACTTCTAGCCATTACTTTTACTCTTCAGTATGCGTCCTGGCGGGCCGACAAATCAACGGCAAAACATGTAGATGCCAAGACTCCTTTAAAAGAAGATCAAGTTGCGAGACTTATAGTGGATTTATTAAGGGATCAACTTATCATTCAACAAAAGGATAAGGAAACTAAGGTATATACTGGCATTAGAAAGGCTACATTCACCGAACTTAAGGATGGAAAGATTGATATGGATATCCCCACTAAAGGCCTCACATTCGAGCCAGGATTAGTTATAGGAGCTGCAGATGGTCTTAGGTTAGGCGGAGACGTACAATACGCTTATTGGAAGCGCTGGGGTCTTACAGGGGGCATTACAACCTCTGCTATGCGTAGAGATCTAGCCTCAATTAGAGGACACCTAGGCATCGTTTATAGTCCACATTGGAGATGGATGCCTGGTACAGGCTTTTGGGGTGGAGTTGACACTAATATAGATCCGGTATTTGGTGTTAGAACAAGATTTTAATCGACCTTCGGGTCTTAGATCGCCGTCTTCTGGAAATTTCTGGTGGACGGCTTAATCCCCCTACCATGGGATTACGGCTTAGCTTTGGTCGTCAGGGAGTGTGGAAACTCTCTAAGCCAATTTAAAGAAAGTTTATAGTAAACTATCAACTATAAACTATAGATTATGACAAAACTTAAATTAAGAAATAAAATTATACGGGCCATTCAAAAAGTTATAGATTCAGAAGCTGCATCTATTAGTATTATAGATGTATTAGAAGTATTAAAGAAGTTTAATTTAACAATGAGATTTAAAATGATTAAAAGGAAATGGCATGTTAAATGAAATACTAGGGTTTCTAACAGTAGGAGTCTTTGTATATTTAGGATTAAAGATTAAGTTCATATTTGGAGATCCTATTTATTACACAGTAGTAGTTTTATGTTTGATTAGTGGCTTGTTATTAACACATTATTCAGGGAGGTAATATGCATATGGCACCAATATCAGGAGAAGAGATATTCTTAAATGAATTCGAAATGTACATAATGAGATGGTTTGTACAAAGAAAGATATTTAAAGACCAAGAAGTTATTGAAGCATTGGAGAGGATGTTAGCAAAGTTTAAAGGGGATGTATGAAGATTAAAACTATAGTAGCTATTATTTTATTTAGTGTATTAGGGTATATGTTATTGGGGTATGGTGAGACTAAACCTAAATATGAAGTGCCTACAAAAGAGGCTATGCAGGAGCAATATAATCTTAAAGCATCCAAGTTAATAATGACAGCTTTTCAACACGCTGCATTTGCCACTGAACTTAATTGTCCTTGTTATGATGTGGTAATTAGTACTGTGCCTGAAGGAATGAAAGTTGATATTGATCCTACTCGATGTGAGGAGATAAAATAATGCCTTGGTCTGCCTATCCAAAGAAGTATAAGCTGGGCAAAGACAATGATGTCTGGTGGAAGAGATGGGTATTTAAATATATTCAAGTGCCATTAACTGGAGGACCTAGAGTGATTCCTGCGTCGTCGTTCTGGAAATGGAGAGAAATTCCTATGACTTTATTTGCTATTCGAGGAGAGGGAGATTGGAGGGTAGAAAATACAGATGGAAGTAAGGTATGGGATATCGTTACTTGGAGAATAAAAAGTTTAAATATATTCGCTAAAAGTTATGAATATTATTTATCTCGTATTCAGCCTTGGACGCGCTGGCATTTTGCTCTTATGTGGCCATTAGGAATACATTGGAGTATTATTTGGAGAGAGAAAGATGTGGTTAAATACCCAAAGTATAAGAGCAATTTTGGAATTAAAAAGATGTTTGCTGGGTATTTAGGATGGATAAGAGATAGTGATAAAATATATAAACCCAAGCTGTACATTGGAGGGAATTTTGAATAGTTGTTTTTAGAGGAGGGAAGCTATGCTAATAAAAATAACAAAGAAAGGTAAAGTACATTTAAATACTGGTAAGTTTCAATACCAGAATAAAATTACACTAGAAGGTGTATTAATATTAGGTTGGCTTATATTCTGGACAGCGTGGGAGACATTATTATGGTGGATAAAGTAGATTTAGAGAATTGGAAATGGCCACAGAATAGATGGTTAAAGATAGAATTTGCTTGTCCTCATGGAGTAGGACATGGTCGAGGAGTGCATGCCTGCGAGGGTTGTTGTGCACATGAAAGTTATAAACGGGAGGTAGTAGATGTTAAAAGAGATATTACAGGCGATAAAAGAACTATTTAAGTTTGATAAGTCTCCTAAAGAGGCAACAAGAGAATTATTACGTGGTCTACCAAAGAAGTCTTCTCGTAAATTATCTGATGCTGATCCTAAATTACAAACTGCATTTAGATTAATACGTGAACAATATAGGTTAAAACGACCCGGATATACTCTTGTACTTACTGATGTATTTAGGCACCCCAAAAAACAGAAGGCCATATACGAACAAGGGCGCACAAAACCGGGGAAAATAGTTACGTATGCAGATGGATATAAGAAGAAAGGAAAGCATAATTATTATCCAAGCAAGGCACTTGATGCGGCTGTAAAAGATCCGTATTTAAATAGTATTACTTGGGCTGTATCATTATATAAACCATTAGGTAAGATTATAAAGAAGGTGAGTAAGGAGACTGGAATAAAATTAGAGTGGGGTGGAGATTGGAAGAAGCTTAAAGATATGCCTCATATAGGACTAAAATGAGTATAGTGACAAGCACTTCCGTCACGAAGGAATAATGTGACTATAACTGAGATTGGATTAGGGTTGTTGTGGTTAGGTAAGATTGCAGTCTTTGTAGGTTTAGGAGTTTATATAGGCTGGAGAATATTTCAATGGTTATTAGATATATTTACGGAGGAATGGTAGATTAACGGCCACATCTACCACATCCACAATTAGTGTCTTTCTTCTGGGATTGTGGTACAGATCGATTAGGCCTATGAATACGCCCCGGATAGAAATAATGGGTGGCTTTGCATTCAGGGCATTCGAAGGATTTTAATTCATCCTTCTTTTTAAATCCAAGGAATTGATTAGTGCAAACAGGGCAATGTATCTTTTTAAGAGGCTGTGTTGGTTCACTTTTAAAGAACATACACTCATCACTCCTTTCCACCCTTGTTAAGTAAAATTTGGTCTAATTTATTATCAATATTGTCAAGTCTGTAAATAACGTGCTCTTTAAATTCAACAAATGTGGCTTTTGCAATAAATCTGTCTGACATAGCAAATACAGTTCCAATAATTGCAAGCAGCATTACTATTGTACCTAAAATTGTATTTCGATGTTTCTGCATAGGAGTTCCTTTATGTTTATTAAACTGTATGAGTATGTTATTTCAATAGTAGTTATCATATTTGTAATTTGGGGCATTATTGATTTATTGTCCTTCTTCTCTTGGTAATAGAGATTCAGTAATAGCGGAAGGTAATCCTCCTGCTATAAGGGCTCTTGTTCTAGGATCACTTACAGCTTTACCTACTTGACGTACACCCCTTCCCACTCTTTGAGCTGCTGGTAAAATAGCAGCAGCTCCTCTAGGACTCGAAGTTAATGCTACTACTCCCGCCAAACCAGGACGCTGTACAATTGCTAAGGCCGCAGCTACAGCAGCCAAGATACTTCCAGATAAACCTTGAGGCTCCAATACCCTAAGAGATTTAGAAGCTAATTCTTTCATTATTGGTTCAATAAGTTTTTGTTTGGAAATCCCTTCCACTTTTCTTAAGGCTTGAAGTAAGTCTTTTTTAGATCCCAATACCTCATCTAAATTCTCACCTTTAAATAGTCGTACCATTAGATCTTCTGCTTTTCCTGGGGTTGCAATAGCTCTTTGTATTTCATCATATGTTTGAGCCGTTTTAGCAAATCCAGCCTCTGCTTTTCTTAGTCTAGGGGCAATCTTATTAAGTATAGTATTAATTTCATTTCTACGATTAACTAATTGTGATTCAACACGACCAGATATAGGGGTTACCGTTTGGCCAGGTTTAGCAAAGCTAAGCATATCATCTAATTCTTGTCGTAAATCTAGAAGAGCTAAAATCTTTTCTTTTTTAGGAGCATTGGAATTAGACAGTACTTTAGCTTGATTAAAAGCCGAATCTAATTCAGTAGGAGTTCTTGTAGGTGTTTCTCTAATAGGGGCTTCTAAGGGGCGATCAACCCCTAATTTTTTCTTCACTTTTTGAAGGACACCTCCTGCTCTTTGACGAGACTGAACAATCGCTTTTTGTAAATTAACAACTCTTTTACTGATTTCTTTTTGAGTGCCCGCAAATTCTTTTAAGAGTTTAGGATTATCCAATACTGTATCCAAAGCTTTTTCTGGAAGACGTGTAGAAGTTTTCAAAATACCCTTCAATACACTTTTAGTTCCTTTAACAACTAATGCAGCAGATGGAGCTACAAGAGGTAAAGAGGCCCCTAGTGCAAATTCTTTCCCCACTTCAATAGGTTCAATTCTACCTTCATTAGCAGCTTGATTAATTGCTTCTAATGTGCTAAAAGTAAGTCCGCCAGTAACTGCCGGGTGTTTTGCTCGTGCTAAAATAGGAAATGTAGCTAAAGAGATTGCTCCTATTTCTCCAGCTGTAGCAGCAACACGTTCTCTAGGATCTTGAGGTTCGAACCCTTGTTTAAAGGCAGCTCCAGCACGTTCTATAGCTTGAGGTGCTTGTGCAGCCACCTGACCTAATGCTTGTTGTCCTGTGGGAGTTACGGGACCTCCTGGAAGTGCTAGGGCTCCTAATTGAGATCCTACGCCTCTTGTCGCACGTTCTATGCCTACCGCAGCAGCTCTTCCAGCTCTAATTGGAACTTGAGCTAATTGGGCAGCTTTTTGAACGCCGGGCGAAACTTGAAATCCTTTTGTTATTGCTTGTTTTCCACGCTCTATTAAAGATGGCTCGGCTGTTCGAGTTCTAAGTTCTAATTGTGCTTTGGCTTTTAATATAATTTTATCTTTATTCGATAAAGCCATTAAAATTCTCCATTAATAATTTTTTGCAATTGCTCATTAGATAAAGTGGATAGATCGGTTTGAATTGTAATATTTTTAACCGGTCCAGGTTCGGGGGCATCTCCTGCAGGTCCTAAATCAATTGTTACTGTTTTAGAACGGACTCCTTGATCATCAGCTAACTTTGAAAAGGAAGAGATACGTTTTGTATGTTGTTTTTCTTGACGGTCAAATAAACGATCAGCACGATCTGTAAAATCTTTTCGTTGATTATTACTTAGAATAAATGCCCCTTTTCCTTGAGCTGCCCTTTGTAAATTATTGAATAGCCTTCTAGTTTGTTCAGGCACGCCTCCAGCATTAGAGGCATTAGCAAACTCTGATTCTCTAACAACTGAACCTGGATCTAGAATCTTCATAAAATTAAAGACTAAGGCTAAGTCACCAGCAGGGCTAGGATCTTCTGCTGAAGCTTGTACTCTTTGAAAAGCATCCCTAATTTTAAAGAAATCTCCACTACGTTTAATAAATTCACCCCGTAGTTTATCTTCTCTATTTAAAGCCTCTTCACTTAATTGTTGAATTGGTACTTGTTGAGATATTCCAGTTGGCGTAGTTTGTTGCTGAGTTATAGGGATGGCTTCTCCCAAAGGATTAATGCGAGAGGGGGTTTCTATTGTACCCGATCTAATAGGAGTAATAGTTCCAGTGCCACCAAATTGTTCAATACTAGGTTGGATTGCCTCATTAAATTCAGGCAATCTTCCTAATCCAGCTGCTTCTTTTCTTAGAGCATTTAAACTGGGAGCGATTTCACTACGAGGAATTGAGGAGTCTGTAAAAAGACCAACTGCTTGTTCGCTTAGTTTATTAAACTCAGGTTTCCATTCATTAATTTGGCCAAAGGTAATGCCTTGCCCTTTAAATAAGACTTCTCCATCTGCATCTAATGTATTATAAATCTCAACTTTTCTATTTGCAGGAATTGATTTATTTTTTAAAAGATTCATTTTAGTACTAAATCCAGTTTTAATTTTATTAAAAGTTTGTTCTACTTGTTTTAATTTAGTTTGTATTTGTTGTTGTTTTGCTTGCCCAGCTTGGCCAATAATATTACTTAGTTGGCTAGTAGTTTGTAAAAGTTGTTGTTCTTGTGGATTAAATCCGCCGTTTGCCATAGTAGTCTCCTATTTAATTAACGTCCCAAGCCCTCCAATTAGAGAACCTCCGAGTGCTCCGAATAATGTGCCTTTCCCTGGTGAAAATTGAGTCCCAATTGTAGCGCCTAATCCTGCACCTGATAATGCGCCTGCAAAAGGAGAGATACCTCCCCCTCCTGTTCCTCCGGTTTGTATGCCTGATTGAAATGGTTGAAGAAGAGTTTGTTGGCCTGCTAAAAGTCCTCCAAAGGATCCTGTAAGATTAGGAGCGGCTCCTGTAAAGCCTGGTTGAGTGCCTACGGCTTGACCAAATGCAGCTGGAGTTGCTTGTGATAAACCAAATTGTTGAATACCAATATTACCTACTTGTCCTAATGCTGATTGTAGTAAAGGATTTTCTCCGACAATAACACCTCGTCTTTCTTGCTCTTCTAAGATACCAAATCTTTCTTGAAATTTAGATAGGGCAGCAGTAGCTCCTGTTCCTTTTGCTAATGCTTCTTCAGGAGTATTACCTAAAATAATATTGCCTTGACGTGCTTGAGCTTCTTTAAACTGATTAAATTGTTCTTGTTTTTGCCGAGTTAAGGCCTGAGAAACTGGTAATTCACCAGCTAAAGCTTTTTGTTGCCTTTCGATAAATTGACCTGTTACATCTCTAAATTGCTCTTCTAATTCTTGTTGTTTTTTTAAGGCTTTCTGAGCTTCTGGACCTGTTTGAGCAGTAAGGCGTTGTTTAAGAACTTCGGCTTGTTTAGCAGCAATTTCATTTTGGGTAGTTTGTAATTCTTTTAAAGCTTTCTCTTGTTCTAAACGCTGCGGTGTCTTAATAAGAGTTCCACCTTCACGTAATGCAGCAGCTTTAAATTGCGTTAATTCGTCTCTATTTTGGACTAGAATTTGTTCAAATCTTTGTTCAGCAGTTTGACCTGGGCGAAGTCCGCCTGCTTGAGCAGCTGAAAGCCCCTCAGACTCTAATCGAGAAATTTCTTGCTCTCTTAAAGCAATTTCAGATTTAGTCTTTTCACTAACTTTAGATTGATCTATCTCTTCAGTAAATCCAGATCCTTCTAAAACAAGAGGTCGAAGTTCTGAAACTTGCTGTTGAAATTGATTTAATAGATTTATAGTGTCTTGTTGTGCTTGTAATTGTATTGATGTTGGTCCTGGAATATTAGGTGCTTCTTGTCCTCCGCCGCCCATTGTAAATCTCCTTTAAACTTTTGTTATAAACCACCATGCTTTATTTGTTTCTGCATAAGGTCGTTTTCTTGTATAAAACCCCAATAATTGTGCTACTTTAGGTTTATCTTTTGGAGCCTGATAAACTAGGTGTTTAAATCCTAAATCTTTGGCTCGTTTACGTGCCTGTCTCATTAAGAAATATATCAGTTTAATGTCTGTTTTAAAATGTCTATGAATAGCAAAATGCTGTAACATAGGAAACTTGCCATCTAATCGTAGAGTAAAAAATCCTTTAATTATACCAAAGTTCTTTACTACCCAAGTATCCCCTTCATACACACCTTCAGCTGGTATCTTTTCGTATTCTAAAATAGCAAGAATTTGATATTGATCTTTTGCATCAAACCTTTGTATCTTCATTCTTTTTAATTTCTTTTGGTTTAGGAGGATTTAAAAGATTTTGAATAATCCCCATAGCCCCTAAAATTTGTTGGTATTCTGAATGACGTTGAGAAGCCATTTGTTGTAATTCTCGTAAACGTTCTTCGAATTCTTTCTTTTGTTCTTTTGTTATTTCCATATTTCCCACCTTATTTAGTATTAAGAGTCTGCAGCGATTACTGCAACAAAACCATTTCCAAATACAACTTTAAGATCCCCATCTGCTGAATCCACATAAATTTTAGCCAACCCTGAAGAGCTCCCTGGTGCTGTTATACCATCTGGAATTTTCATAGACCCCACATTTAATTGAAGTCCGGTACTAGTAAAAGCACCTATATTGGTTCCTCCAGCGGCTGCATTAAGAGCATTGGCACCCCCATTAAACCAACCCGTATCGGGGTCACCAATAAAGGATATAGCAGGTGTCCCATTTGTTCCTGCTACATGATGTAATCTTTGGGTTGAAGTTAAAGTTAAACCAATAGTCCCAGCAGTAGCAAAAGATAAATCATTAGTAGCTGAACTATACATTCCTTTATTGCCAGCAACGCCAAATGAATAAGATGGAGCGCCAACAGTTCCAGCAGCAGTTTTGACGGGTACAGAAATATCAGCAGATGTTTGATCTAAGTCTAAGATATTAACTCCGCCTGTTGCAATTCCCACATTATCTGCCCCAATTCGATATAGACCTGAATTAGTATCTCCGATAAATGTAAAGGCCGGCAAAGAATTAGTGCCACTGTTTCCTAAAATTCGTTGATTTGTATCTAACACTAAAGCTTGAATTCCACCAGTGGTAAATGCTAATTCATCTGCGCCACTGTGATACATTCCAGTATTAGTATCTGAAAAAGAATAAGAAGGGGCACTTACAGTCCCATCATCCATAAAAATTATATTAAATCTATTAGTAGCAGTTCCAATATTTTGGACCCCATCATCACTAGCTCGAATAGCAGTGGCTGTGAAATCAACAATATCAACACCGCCAATAACAACACGAAGTTGGTCAGCACTTGGACGTCTAAATCCTGTATCAGGATCTGAAGCAAAGCTTATTGAAGGAAGAGCTTCGGAACCATTAGGGAAAGAAGCAACAGTAGTTGATGTGCCTAAAAGAGTGGCTATAGAAGCAATAGATCTATCTGGATCAACATACCAGTTAGCTTCGCCTGTAACTTGTGTTAATAAAAATCGGACTCGTTCTAATTCACCAGCAAGAGTAGTAGCTAAAGATTCAGTAGCCGCAGGATAGGGATCTGTAGTCGTTTGCATTTCAGCTACATTAACAGAATAATCATCAGTATCTTCAGGTATATTAGTACTTGAAATATCTGCTAAGGACGAATTTAGATCTGAAGCTGTAAGTGTCTCTCCAGTAGTATAAGTTTTAAATAGTGTAGGTGGAAATGCCATAGTTTAGCCTCTTTTTACGATATCTTTATTTTGAGTCATTCGATCAATTTCTTCTTGCGTAGCGTCTCTATCGTTAATAAATTCAAATTCTTTTTGCCAACCCCAATTTTGGGTGATATTTAAATCGTCTAAATCTAAAGTACTAGCATCAGCCTGACAAGTTTTACATAGCAAAATATTTGAATAACTATTATCTTGTAAAATAACTCGCATAGTGCACATATGAGATTGGTGTACTAATTTTTCAAACGTAGTGCCATTAGGGGCAGTAAAAGTTTTTCGAGTAGCAATTACTTTATTACAATTCATACAACGAACAATACTAATAGCAGTTTCATCCCATGTAATATATTCTATAGGTGCAGCCATTATAGTCTCCTTAATCCTCTCGCTATGAAAGGAATTATTAAATGAGATAAGAAGAAGTCTTCTCCAGCCCCACTATTTGAAAATAAGAATCTTATTTTTTCACCTTGCTGTCGTAATGTAAATTCTTTTGCTGTTAAATTAATAGTGCCTAATACATCGGTATCTAAAATAAAGGATCCTAGTGTTCCTGCTGTAGATCCTAAAGTAACAGTATCAGTCGCTTGTTGCACATCATCTACAAACCAATCTACAGTTAATTGAAAGTTTCCTTGAGTTTTATAGTGTAAAATTGCATAAGGCCAACGTTTCTGAATACTGTGTAAATCAAATTCTAGCCAAGGAGTTGAAACAATTGAATTATACCCATTTCCATTATCTGATTTAGTGGTCGATTCTACTAACCACGTAAACCCATTATAATCTTGAGTATAGAGTAACGATTCTCCATCTGAACTTTCAGCTGCAAAAGCTGAGGCAGCTTGTAAACCAGAATCAGCAGAATTATCAATAGAATCATGCGGCGAAGCCCATTTGTTTTGGTTGACATAATAAACTAGGTGTGTGTCTACTTCAGATTGACCTAGTCTTACTCCTCCTATTCGTAAAGATTGGGTACGAGGCTCATATGATAAATGCCATTGATCAATTTTAGCTATATCCCATTCTTGTTTTATATAGTTATGAAGCTCAAATGGTATAACTATACTTGCTCGTTTATAGTCTCTTAATTCTACTCCAGTTAATACTTCATAAATATCAGCAGTAGCATCTATAGAGAATATTTGATTCTTAATAACTACAGCATGCCGAGGACTAAAACACCCTCCTTTAACTGCTGCAGAAAAAGATCCCCAAGTTGAAACAGTGGTACTTGAATCTTCTAAAATAAAGACATTATTTTTAGAGAAAATAAACAGCACACCATCTTTAGAAATACAGTTAGTAATACCATCTCCATGTTGAGTATCAATAACAATAGTCCCCGATGTGCCGCCTGTATTTGTTTGAAATGCCCCTAAACTCGAATAATATAAAGTATCTTCTTTACCAGTAACGCCCCAAAAAAACATGCGACGTGAAGCTCCTTTAGCATGTACAACACATCCAGTAGGTTGTGCAGAACCAGTCCAATCAGCAGAAGCAGCACTAATATCGGCTATTGCCGAACCAGTATCAACTTGCACAGGGTTTTTCCCATTACAAATAAAAATCTCATCATCACCCGTTGTATAGTGATTATAAGCGGTGGTATTACGTCCTGTTTTAACCGAAACACCATCTCTATAAATTACTCCATCAACACCAGCAAAATAAACGTGTTTACTTCCAGCACTACGTTTAATAAGCATACCGCCACCAAGACTATCAGGACCTGCTCCTACTTGTGATCCTACTGTTTCTGTTCCACCTCGTTTCTCTAAACCCCCATTATGACTATTGATATTACGACTACCAGTAATCATAGATTCTTTAGGAATTAATTGAATATTCTCACTGCCATTAAAACTTCCACTAAAGACAAGTTTATATGCAGGCCCAGTAAAAGCCATTAGTATGCATCCTCAGCTAATTCAGCTTTTTGACGTGCATTATTAGGGTATAAAAATTGTCCTTCAGTTAAAGCAAGCATACGAGAGTATTTAGGCAATTCAAATTGAACACGTCCATCATCTTGAAGTAGCCAAACAAGTACTCCTTGAACTAAAACTTGTTCTAGTTTTCGAAGGATTGTGGCATATCGTGTATTTGTTCCAGTATCAGTATCTTCTTTTCGTAGGTCACTATAATAGCGTAATTGAACTACATATTCTTTATCAGGTGTATAATCAAATTTAAAATCTCCTTCTACATCATCAGTTTGATGGTATATGTTAACAGGAGCTCCTGAAAGAAAAGGTAACTGTAGTTCATCGAAATTCCAAATCTGTTGTAAGTGCAGTTCCTTATGATCATCTGCAACTAAATAAGTAGAACTGGAATCTGGAGTAGTTGTCCACGCTTCTTCCATAGTTGCTACTTTAGTGCTAGCGTCAAAAGATTTAATTTGAAGGGCTTGTTCTGAGCCTGTGCCTGATTTTATAACTAATATTTTCCCACGACTATCTTCGGCGCCTCCATTATCGGCTGCAGCCAATGTAATTGTAGTACTTGTTCCAGCTTGCGCAGTACCAGATCTCACCCCATCTAAAAGAACAGCTGAGATTAATTTAGAATAGTCAGTAGGAGCTTGAATCCGACTAACCCCAATAGCCATAGGTTTATAAGCAGTTCGTCTAAGAAAAGACCACTCTCGCCCACTGTTCATTAGATCACTTTTAACCATAGCAATACCGTCTGAAATAGCTTCAGTTAATTCCGTAGAAGTTGGAGATTTACCATAAAGTCTATATGATTTTGTTACAATGCTTGTTTCAGTTGGCTGTGTAGGGATTGCCATTATTTAACTCCTAAAAGGTTTTTCTTCCATTTAATATATTCTTCTTCAATTGCAGGTATAATCTCTTTGGGATGCAATAATCCCATACAAATTGGAAACTTGGTGTCCGGAACAACTGGACAGGTATCGCGTGTATAGTGTAGCTTATGGCAAGGTTGACATGAAACATTTTGAACAATTGTATGACAATTGACATAGTATTTAGTTACATTCTCTTTGCTTCCATGTGATAATAAAGCGACCTTTGGGGTGTCATAAATACCTGCAGCAACTAACACACTTGTTTCGGGACTAATAACTAAATTCATGTGTTTGGTCAGGACAAAAGACTTTCTAATATCAATCTTTCCACAAAAATCAGTTATTTGAGGATGCTTATCTATAATGCCTTTAGCTCCAGGTTCACCCACTAAAAATATATGCGAATCAGGGATACCGTCAACAATTGCATTAATTAGGGCATCCATATAAGGATAAATTTTATGTACAGAACTTCCAGTTAAACAAACAACTACATTAAATCCATCATGCTTTTTGGTTAACTTTCGAGCCCATTTCTCTTCATTCTTTGTAAAATAAATCTCGCCTTTCTCTCCCGTTTTCTCAGGAAACCCAGCAACTTTCATTGTATGATCATAGTAATTTATATTACAACGTTTATCTAATTGTTTTTTAGTCCATCCAAATTCTGGTTGTTTATACGAAACTAATAATTGAGTTTCTATAGATCCACTAAAGTTCACAACTTTATCTACTTGTTTTTCAAGTTGTTTCCAATGTTCTTCTAATTTATCTAAGGGAATTTCACCGTCTTCTTGAACTATAAAGGCATCAATATATGGATTAGTTCTTAATATATCAAAACACTTTTGAGTACAATTAAGAATTACATACCAATCTTGTTCTTTATAGTACTTAAAAACAGGAGACACCATTAATGCATCTCCCCAAGCTCCATATCGAACAACACATAGTTTCTTTTGTTTCTCTTTAGGCTTTCTTTTAGCAGCAAATAACATTAAGAGACCTTCTTTGCTACTACAGTTAGAATAGCCTGTGGTCTATTAGGATCTCTTAATTTACCCTCATCATAATTCATTTCTACAATTTGATAACCAAGATCAGCTAAAATAACTTGTAAACTATGCCTATCAAACGCAAATAAGTGTTCTTTAGGTCGATAATGCTTCCAATGAATAATGGGTTCTACCACTGATTCTAAATTAGGTGTGGTTATGAATAACCAATCGGCATCTAATTTCTTTATTTCCCCATAAAAATTAGGAATATGTTCGATACTATCCCACATTGCTAAAATATCAATTTGTTCTTTAGGGAGTTCTCTAAATCCACAATTAGGATTAACATCGTAATTAAGTTTAATAAACTCTTTAGGCCCATGGGCATTAAAGAATCCAGGACCACACCCATAGTCTAAAATCTTACCGTTATTACAATACTTTAATATTAATGCCCATCTTCCTGAATATATAGCATGTGCTAATGGCGTTGCTCCTAACTCTACATACTTATCATAATACTCTTTATCATAGATTCCTTTATAATCCATAATCCCACCTCCTAAATTGGGTGGCCTGTACTCACTTAAGAAGGTGGGGGCTTAAGCTTTCGAGGCCACTAAATCTTTTTCAATCTCTTGACAGATAAAATGCCCTACGGCCAAATGTGCTTCTTGAATATGCTCCGTATCATTACTATTCACAATAAAACACTGACTACAGAGATCTTTCATTTTCCCACCGTCTTTACCTGTAAATCCTATTGTTGGTATCTTTAATTTATTAGCTAATTTTAATGCCTTAATAACATTTGGTGAATTGCCAGATGTTGATAAAGCTAATACTGTATCATACGGGCCAGTTAAAGATTCCAGTTGCCTTGAAAAAATATCTTCAAATGAAAAATCATTGCTTATTGCCGTTAAAGCAGCAATATCAGAGTTTAATGCTAATGCTGGTATACTTGGACGTGTTCTATTCTTAAAACTACAAATAAGTTCTGTGGCTAAGTGTTGAGCTTGGGACGCACTCCCACCATTGCCAAACAGTATTAATTTTCCACCATAATCAAGTCTAGTTTTAATAATATCAATTAATTGATATATTTCATGGTAATTAATTGCATCTAATGCATCAATTAATGAATCTCTATACTGTTGAAAATTTCTTTTTGTATTGCTCATCAATAAATGGCACCACCCTTTTAATATCAAATGACTTTGAACATGCTGGATAATGAATCTTCTTCTTTAAATCACCATACATTTCTCTACAATCTTCTATATGATAAATGGCACTAAAACAAGGGCTGCAAGCCATTGGAGACTGAATTGAATGATCATTTTTATGATATTTTGTACACTGATAAGTACTTGAAGTTGTGCATAACATCGTTTTAGGCACGCCCCACATCCCCGCAGAAACAACTACTCCAGTTTCAGGTCCTATCACATAATCTGCATATTTTGTCATTAAAAAAATTTGTTTTATTGGGGCATCTAAACCACATATATTCTTTATACGTGGGTGTGTTATATTAGCATCATTAACTGACTTCTGACATCTATGATCACCTACTAAATAAACTACAGCGTTAGGGTATCGTTGAACAAAATAATTAGACCATTCTTTCCATGAATGTAAGACTTTCTGACTGGTACTTCCTGTCATTGGCATTAAGATTTTAAATTTATCTTTAGTGCGTTTGTGCCATTTTTCTACAATATCGATTTCATCTTGAGAATAATAAATCTCATCTATTTTTAACTTTTCCGGGATATCTAATTGACATCGTTTAAATACTGCGTCATAGAAATTACGAGCTCCAAATACCTTACGCTTCTTATCTAAAGGCCACTCATGCTCTGGTTGTAACCATTGAGTAATACACTCTACTTCTAATGAACCATTTAAATTAAGAACTCTATCTGGTTTAAGATCAGTCTCTAATTTTTTCCATCGCTCTTCAAATAGTTGTCCCCATTTATGCTGAGGATAACGTTCATAAAGAAAATAAGACACCCATTTAAATCTAGGATCATTAGAGACTAAGTTATAAACTTTCCAATTACACTCTAAATATAAATCATACTTTTCTGCGAGATAAGGAATAATTGGACACGTATAAAGCCAATCGCCCCAAGCTCTGTAAGCGATAATTAATAATTTTGGTTTCTTCAAGTTCCCACCTTTAAAATTGTGAGGGTTTTACAGACCCTCGAACTGCTGATTAGTCGAAATCAGATTTGTAGTCAATTGTTAGTGCATATAGTACTGGCGTTGACGCAGCAGTACCAGCCGCATTAGAAATAACTAACACGTCCCCAGTCAACCAATCGGTTTGAGCTAAGGTAACGGTAGAAGTTAGGTCATCGGCAGAGGTTCCCACATTGTGAGTTCCAATGTTTGAAACAGCACCCGTACCAGCTAACGACCGACCAATAAGAACATTGGGGCCATCAGCCGTCCCACCCGTTTTAAGAGTGAGGCGAGCAGTTGTTTCATTTTTTATTGCACGATTAAGTGGTATTCGTAAGAGTTCAGTATCAGCCGCAGCTGTTCCCGGAACACTTATATCAGCCACGTCGGCAATATTTATACTTTGAATCGGATCATCATAATATCCATTAGACATTTTATTGCCTCCTTTAGGCAGCTGAGTCCCATTTAATGATTTTCGCATTTGGTTCATCGTCCCAGATGATCTTCCAACCACCTAAGAAATACCATGCGAGACCTTTAGATCGACCGTAGTCTGTTACTTCTTTCGCTCGAATCTGTTCTGGAGTAGCCATACCTTCCATAACAGTATCCTTACCAAACATAAACCCTTCTCCAGATTCGCCTCCAGAGAATGATTTTGAGGCAGTTGTTCGAGCTGCCAAGTCATAAGTTAAACGAGTGGCGTTGTTGTCTTTAACTAACCGTACGTTATGAACCATGCCTTGTTCGCCATTGAATATCTTTTCATAACCAACTTGTGTATATTGGTTAATAGATACCATAGCACCATTTAAGCTTTCAATAGCTTCTAATGAACCGACAAACACATAAGTTTCCCCATCAAAAGTTGGGACATTGCGTTTTTCGAGTTCAAGTTTCAGTTTACGAATATGAAATTCGTTTAAAACTGAAGTATTTGTAGCTGTTGCTGTCCCATCCGTAGTAACGGTTATTGCAGCAGTCGTAGTTCCAACACCACGAAGCGCACATGCATCAAATTGAGCATGTACAGCGGCATCAAGAACTTTAACCATATCATCTTTCAAACCTTTGTCGATAATCATCTCAATATCAAACTGAGATAATGTATCAAGTTTAAAAGTGAAAGGAATACTATTTCCGTATTCGGTAATAGTAAGAGTTCCTTTCGTTATGGTTTGACTGGCTTGGGGTACAGTATTTGTTTCTACCAAAGTTCCACCAATAGTGGACACGTTGGCAACCTTGGGAAAGTTAAAGCTATCGCCTTGATCTTTACCCATGGCATCTTTCACATCAGCAAACTGTCGGAATTTTAGATTCGGTTGCGCCGAGTATCGAAGGAATTTCGACAATTCAGGGCTGAAGTGAACATCACTATCATTTACCCATAAGTGAGCCATTTTGTTGTTTCCTCCATAAGTTTTGTGTTCCCACCCTTATAAAAGCTGAGCTTCATCCAGCTTTGGAGAAGCAAAAGCTTATAGAGCATTTCCAGTTATTTAGAATGCGGATAAAACTTTCTTTTATTAGCTTGTAACCGATCTTTAACTCCCTGTTTAACAAAATCAGAATATGAGAGATCCTCCGTAGGTGTCTCTTCTTGTTTTTCCGGAGCTTTTCCAGGAGAAGAAATGAGGTTAGCTTTTTTCTTAGCTTGACGTTTCTTTTCCATGGTATCTTCTTTTGCTTGTTCGTTAAAGATGGTTCGTACTTCACTATAGATTTGTTCTTTATAGATCTTTTTCCACATCTCAGCATCAGCAGATTCAGATTCAGTAATTTCTCCAGATTTCACTAATTCTTGTAGTTTGGTTCCAGTTTTGAGTAATGCTACATCAAATCCTGGGTAACCCTCTTCAGTTAATTCTTTTGAAACTGTTTGAATCTTTTGTTGCTGTACTTTCTGTGCTTCTAGTTGAGCTTGTATAGCCTTTTCTTGGTCAGTAGATTTAAACTTACCTTCCAATTCAGCTAAACGCTTTTTTAAAGCCGCCTTTTCTGGATCTACATCAGAAACATCTATATCTCCTAAACTATCCTTTTCAGTTCTAGATTCTGTTAGTTTAGTTGTTAGATTTTGAAGTTGTAATTCAAGAGCCTTAATTTTATCATCTGTTTGAGATTTATATTCTCGAGATGCTAAATTAAGAGTTTTAAACCTTTCTCTAGATTCATGTAATGCTTGTAATGGTACAGTTTTTTGCTCCTCTTGAGAAGCTTCTTTCTTTACCTTACGCTTTTTGACAGAGGTTGGCTTCTCTGGAGTGTCTAACACTATCTCAGGGTGTTCTCCCGAATCAGGATCCTGTTTTGAATCTGTGCCTGCATTAGATTCTTCTTGATCAGACGAAGAGTCTGAATCTTTGAATTTATTATCAAAGCGGTCATAAATATCGTTACGTGTCCTATTTCCTAAATCATGACCTTTCTGTTTAGGGGACGGTGTGTCTTTATCGATAGAGCCACTTGTTGGTTCTGACGGCAAAGCCTCTGGCGTGGCTGGGGGAGGCGTTACCGGTTTATTTTCTTCTGACATTGTGTTTCTCCTTGTTTTACGAGTAGGTAGAATAGACTCGAATCATTTGATTACGGTAATGAACCGAATTCCACCTTATTAGTATCTATATATACTAGTATTTAATTGGTATGTTTAGATACTAAATATCTTTTTTTAAATCTGCTTGTAAACTAGGTAACATATTACGTTCTTTTGCTTGTTGAAATGCAGCAACTGCATCAGTTTTTACTTTTCTAATAGTAGTTGCTAATACATTTTTATAGAACCGTTTAGTTAATTGTAATTCAATAATCTTTGCTGGTTGATTTGCAGGAACATTGTCTAATTGAGCTTCAGCATCTTGATAAATTCGTTCCCACACTTCTCTAAATATTTTCCAAGTGGCAGAAGTACGAATAGTTTCTAAATGCGCTCCATCTTCTAATTTCTTTATTAATTCTGTATGGTCTGTCTCAACTTCACTATTATCTTGAAAATAATCATCACTTAGTGTATCAAAATCCATAATCCACCCCTTTCCTTTATTGTTGTAGCCCGTTCTGTAGGGCTTCTAAAAATCCTGATGTATCTGCACCTTGTTGATTTGGTTGTGGAGCTACTTGTCCTTCCGCTGCTTGCGCTTCTTGGCCTCCACCTTGTCCCTGTTGTGGTGTTGGGGGTTGTGGAGGTGGAGCTACAGGCACACGATATTTACTAAAATCATCGATTTCTAAATCAGCTGCAATATCCTCTAAAATTTTTCCTGTGTCTAAAATAGTAGGATTAGGAATCTGTACTCCTGTTTTCATTAATAATAGAGTGGAATTATTCGATTGTAATGCTCTATCTGTTAATGCCATTTTACGTTGTATCTCAACTGCACGACTAACTTCATTTGTTCCTACATCTATTTCTACATCCATATCAAATTCTAGATCAAATATATTATCTCGTTTATCAATAGGGATATTTTTATCCCTAAGATTTGCATTTGCAACTCTAAAGATTCTTTCATCAGTTTCAAATAATTGAATCTGATAAGCTAACAAATAAATAATTTGTCTAAAGAATGTTTCCCCAACAATTGCAGTAAATAATCTTTCTTTAGCATTAGACTCTAAAAGATTAATTTGAGCTACGCCTGTTTTATCTGTACTTGTCTGCCCTTGTTTGACAGGTGTAATACCAGACATTTCATCAATCATAGCTTGATCAGAGGCTGCTTCTACATATGATGTTTGGGTAACATCAGGAAGACGTATAGGTTCAACTACCCCTTGTCCCGAATTACGAGATACAATAAAACCAGGGCGAAGATTACTAAGTGCTTGTCTATCAACACCACCAAATTTATCAATACTCCATCCTCCCATCATAGCCAACATTTGGTTATCTTTACGAAGATTGAGTGTCATATTAAGGTCTTCTTGTGGCCCCTCTAATGACTGTACTATACTTTCTGGTATAAGTTTATGAGCTTCTAAGATCATAGAACCCACAGCAATAGGATATATCTTCCCATAAGGACTAACTATAGGATCTACTAACCACACACGTCCTTGAGGATTAAATACTCCAAACCAGATTTTTCCTTCTTTTCTATACCAACATTCTACGGCTAAGAATCTTTGAGTCACCCTATCTCTAACACTCTCTAATGATTCTTGTGATCCAGGACCTGGAAAATTAAGTCCCACTGTACCAGATTGATAATCTACCCCTGAACTCTCATTACGCGCACGTTGAGGGTCTCCTGTTTCATGAAAACGTGTGTCCCTTAAGATACTTACAGGAATATCTAATGGTTGTACTTTATCTAAATTATTATACCCTTGATCTTCTAATTGATCTCTAGTTAAGTAATTCTGTAGATATACATACCTCATTTCATGCACTGTAGGAGCAGCCCAATCTAAAGCAACCTGTTCTAAAGGATAATTAGTAAATGAAGGCTCATCTATTTCTCTTTCCTCATTATATTGCCAATGAACCTTCATTACAGAGGTACCTGGAGCAATACACTCTAAGAAGCCCCATAAAAATTTAACAAACCCATCTCTACGTCTAAACATCCAATTTAAACGGTACTTAGTCATTATTTCTAGGACTTCGGCTCGTTGAAAATCATTAACTTCATCAAAGCCTCTAATTTTAAACTTATTCTTATCAATAAGGAAAGCTTGGAATAGAGAAGCTAAAAGCCTCATTACATTAGAATAAATCTTTCTAAAACGTAGTTTATTTCGTTTTCGGACTGAACTATCTTGGCGTTCTTTATATAAAGGAATGCCTTTAACTAATTTCATATCTTTAGTCCAACGATGTTCAAGACGTGTACGAATTGTTAAAGACTCAGCATAACGAGCTAACGCGCCATTAAGAATCTCATCCTTATTGCCTGGTTTTGTTTCGTCTGTTATTAGTTCTTTAGGATCCATAATTTATATATACCTTTCTTCGAAATAGTCTTCGTTGAGTGTAGAAGAATTATCAACAGGAAGCCATTCTAAGGGTTTTTGAAATATGTAACGTAATGCTGCATGTAAATCTTTAGGGCCTTCTTTAATCTTATCCTTTACACCCCGTTTTGATTCGTTAATTCCCTTATCACGTTCAAGAGTCTGCATCTCTTCAATTAAATCCCATACTTCTTTTGTATTAAAAAAATAAAGTCTAGGTTTGCCGGTATACTTATCTTTTTTAAGATATTGTTTAATTGTATCAATGCCTGCTTTAATTGAGCCTTCAAATTTTTCTGAGGGAATCATTGCTGGAATAGGATTAGGAGGTCTCTTTAGTCTATCTATAATATTAATATCATTTAAGGCTTTAATATTATAGTCTAAAGACTTATCATAAGCTGTCCAACCTATCCGATACTTTCTTTCCATTACTCGTTTTGCTAAATCTGTTTTAACTTTTTCTGTATCGGCATTTTCTTTATATGCACCTACAATATATACTATACCTTGTCTATCTACTGCTGCTTCAATACATGCTGTGGGCTTTGATAAATGAGGATCAAGTCCTCTATAAACAATATAACGATGATATTTAATAGTAAATGGATCAATTAGGTGTATTTTAGTATCGATTGCGGACTCACCCGAATAAATTAATCCACTTAAAGAAATAAACTCCCCTAATACGCGCATTTTCTTTTCTTCGTAAGTATCTAAATCTTCCATCATCTTATTTAAAGCTCCTAAATCACAATATGAATTTGTAATTGTAGGGACTTTAAAACATTCAACTTCAGATCCAGGGACATTACTTTTCTTTAGAATCGTTTTCCATACCCAAGTTAATCCATTAGTGGGTGTCATGAAAAACTCTATATCAATACCTTTTCCACCATTTGCAATAAACCGAGGCAAGCACTCATCATAGAACTCTTTAGGCGGTTCTTCGTCGAAATGCGCAAACCATAAAGAGGCTCCTTGAGTTTTGCTTACGTCTTTCTCATAAGACATAAACTTTACTTGGCCTATAAATTTTCCTTTTCTATAATAACGAAGAATCTTATTCTGTTTCTCATAAGAATTTTCCCAAATTCCATTCTTCAGATATTTCTTAGGCATCCACTCTCTAAACTTAGGAATAATAACTTCATCAATTACTTCATTACTAAGCCCATAAACTCTACCAAATACAGGCCATTTCTTTGCTAATTTCCATTCAGGAATAATTCCTTTCAGATGTTTAGGTACTTCTCCCGTTATTTTAGCGTGTGTCTTTACGGCGTTTGCTAAAGTCTTACCGGCTTGATTACCGCCAAATGTGCCTATAATACGAGCTTGTGACTGAAAAGTCTGGAGCATCCCATCAAATCTTTCAGGAATATCTTCTTTCTTTAACCATTTAGAGAGAAATGCACGAGCTTCGGAAGTAACAGCTCCTGAAGAGGGTCGATACCACCAATAAGGATCCGCTTGTTTAGTTTCATCAAAAAGAGAAACAAGTTCTTTTTCTTCTTTCTCTATTTGTTGAAGTAATTTTAATTTTTCATCTACTGAAAATTTTGAATAATCCACCTAATTATCCTTATGGTGTAATATTAATACTATTTGGAATTATAAAGTATGCACAGAGTTCATCTACTTCAGGTCGAACTATGCCATCTCCGGTAAATTCTACCTTTACTTGAAAATACTGTCCCGTAACTCCAGAATCATCTCCAGAAGCTGCCACTGTTGTATAAGATGAGGCATTTAATTCAGTTAAAGTATGGCTTGCTCGGACTTTTATAATTGTTGTGGCTCCAACAGGAGTTGTTTCTACCCATATAATCTTACCCCAATTTAATTGACGATAAGTTGAATTATATTGATTACTTTCCCATTCTCCTGAAGTATTAATTCCTGAATCTGAAGTAATAGCAATATTATCCATAGAAGGTGTTACTGAAGTATCTGTTGTTCGAATAAATACTCTAACATCTAAAGGTTTAGTAACAGTTAAAGAAGCAAAATTTGTAGACGCATCAGTTAAAGTGGTTGCATCTGTTCGAGTAGTTGCTGACGCAGGAGCAACCCATGCACTACCGCTCCATGTTAGCCAACTTACTCGATCATCTACCGAAAATAAAACTCTAAGTTCCGTACTAGCAGGAGTTGTTGAAGTAAAAACGGCGGTTAACCATGAAACAAGATCTGTTGGGTTAAATTGAATATTATCGTTTGTAGTAACATGAAGATCATCTGTAGTTGAATAAGTTGTAGGGCCTGAGACTTGAAGTCTATCTAACTCAGCGGTGGATATTTGATCAGTAGAAAATAGGGCCCGAAACTTAAATGTACCTGATGCAGCTAATGTTCCAATATTTGTTTCAACGTCAGCAGAAGTATTTGCTTGAGTAAAAGTATCATCTGTCACAGCCCAAGCTGCGCCCGTCCAATATTCCCATGTAACTCCATTATCAGAACTAACATGATATCTTAAACCAACCCCAGATGGAATCGTTGATGTTTCTGTAAAAGTATCTAATGCCACAGTAAAAACAAGGCCCGTAACATTAATAATCGTAGGATCCCCTGAATCATATTTTTCTTGGGGTATTGCTGCCCCTGCTGTATAATTAGCGGTGTGTTGAACCGTTGAGAAAATGAGAATGTCATCCATTTCAAAATCTTGATTTGGTGTAATTCCCCCGGCGTTGGCTCCGGCTCGCAATAATCCGATACTCGAACCACGTGTTCCGGTTGATGTTATAGTCGATCCATGTTGAACTCCATCTATAAACAGGCGGGTGGCTCCTGAGGTTATATCCCAATCCACCTCAAACTCATATTCTTGACTGGCTGTCGGACTCCATGCCACCAAATCGGTTAAGAAAACGTCCGTACCAACCGCATTTTTAATTTGTAGTCGGATTTTTCCATTATTGAGGTGTGTAATCTGAAGTATATTATTCGTGTTCCCCGCCGCTTGGGTTGCAAGGAGAAAAACTTGAGAGGTTGTCGGAGTTCCCGAATAATTTGGTGTTACCAAAAAACGAAACGCTCCGACCTGTTGACTGTCTGCATTTAAGTCAGCGTCCCAACTGCAATACTTTCCAGTTCCGATGAGGTTAAGTTTCCCAGCCGCCACTGTTGCCCCGCCTGATAGCGTTCCAGTTAGAACTCCACTTCCCCATGTCCCGTCTTCGTCCGAGGAGAAGTTGGCATAGAATGTAGAATTTGCTGGAGATAAATCTTTTAATTTACCAACTCCGCCTGTAATTTCAATCTTTCCTGAATCAAAAGTGTAATTACCTGAAGTTGTAAAAGGAAAATCAGCAGAATCTCCTGACTGAAGTTTAAGACGAGCTAAACCAGAGGCTACTTCAACTAGAGAACCATTTGATAAAGTATAGTCTGCTGGCGTTGTAAAATCAAAATTTCCTGTGCCGTCAGCTTTATCTTTTAATCGAACAACGGCTGCATCATCCGAACCGCTAACTTCTGCTCCGGAATCTACTGTGCCTTTATTAAAATCAGTGCTAGAATGCCATAAAACTACTCGTTTAGCAATTGTCCCTAAATCACCAAAGGGCATATTAACTCCATCCCTCGATTTCAGCAATTGTTCCTTCTGTTTCAGTTTGAAAATAAATAGTTTGATTTGGCATCCCTATCATATCGTGCCAATAGCCGCCAGGTGGAACGGTAATATAGTTAGTTCCAGATTCTCCAGAAGTAAAAGATAATTTAATTTCTACATCACCATTACGAGGTTTAATTTGAAATTTTCTACAATTCCTAGGCAAAGTATAACTATATTCAAAATTAGCTGCCGCCATTGTAGTATTTTGGATTACGGGAGTTGTAGCATTTGCAATAGGATTCTCGCCAGCGTGTTGTGTGGGCATATCTATCCTCGTTTAAATTTTATTTCGTCTTGTGTTATTTCTAAGATTCTATTAGTTAATACTTGTATAAACCCGTCGATATCTCCAGATTTATTTATCTCTTCTCTAATTATTAATTCAATTCGTTCTTTAAGAGTATGTGTTGATGATAAATTCATTTACGTCCAAAGCGCTTTTTAAATTCTTCACTAACTATTCGTTTACTACGTCTAGGTGCTGTGGGATCTGCTTTTAATAAACTTGGATTCTTTGTTACACCAATAGGAGTTCTCATTTTAATTGAAATTCCAGTTGCTGGATCAAACACTACTCCATCTTTAATAATTTTCTTAGGTTTTCTACCTGCCATAACTACTCCTTAATCATTTGTCATTGCATTTGAAGAATAGGGATTCACCAAAGCTTTTGCTTTATCTAAAACTTCTTTAGCTTCCTTTCTCATATCAATAACATCTTTTCCCACTTTAGTTTCTAATTCGTTAATCTGTTTCTCATGTTTATTTACTTTCTTCTGTAATTTAAACAGTAATTGCTGTATCTGAACTAGTTCTTTCATAGTGTCCCACCCTAATTAGATTTTGCTCCGCCGTTAGGCGGAACCGTTAAAGATTGTTTTAATGCTTCTTTTAAATTTTGTAGTTCATTAAGTCTCTTCTCTACTTTCTCTCCAACTTCTTGGATTTCTATCTTAGTAACATCCTCACCTTTTAATTTAAGAGATTTATCTAATAATTGACAAATAGCTAAAATTGACTGCGCCGGACTCATACCTTTAAAAATTTTATCTGAGCTATCTAAATCAGTTAAGACTGCCCCTACAATCTTATCTATCTGAGTAGCTTGCTGAGTCTTCACATCCTTCAATTGGGTAGTATCTAAATGCTGTGTGGCATTGGTAACTACCTTTCGAATAGTCTGCCAATGCACACCCATTTCCTGAGCAACCGCTTCTAAGCTAATTTGCTTAGATTTACCGGCTAGTCTATGTGCATCATAGCTAGCTTTAATTGCTAATTTTTGGGTATGAGATAATTTAAAATTTTTAGCCATATTTGTAACAGTCACAGCCAACAATGTTTTGAATTTGAACAATTGCTTTATTATCCGCGATCGTTTCTAAATGTTTCTTTATTTTGTGCAAATCATAATCTAAACGATTAATTGTCGAAGTTTTATTTGCCAGCTCAGATTTTAGTCTGTAAATCTCTATTGTAATAGAATCATATAAATCATGTCTATTTGCAGATATCAATTCCCGTTTTAATTGATTTAAATCTAATCGGTCTCCTACTTTCATATCTTTCCCCCTTAAAATACTACCAAACTACAAAAGGTAGCTCCTGTGTGACATGAGCATTTACATTGCTCTTTAACCTTGGTTCCATCATGCATCGTTTTGGCCATACTCAATACTCCACAGTATTTGCACTCAATACGACCTGGTGTGTAACTGTGATAGTCCTGAAAGCAAACTGCATGAAAAAAGGCCTTAGGTCTCATTTTACCCTCCACCCCACGTTCCTTGCCATCCAGGCCTAGAATCCGTTCCGGAGCCAAATCAATTCGCACCACATTCTGTTTCTGCGGGCCTTTATGAATTATGCTCTTTCGGCAACAAGAGCAGAAATCCGGATCAACTTGAGGCAAAGGGTGTGTGTGAAGTTTACTTTTGGGCGCCAAATCTGCCATATTCGCTTTCGCTCATCAGCAACTTTTAAGTTGCTTAATTTGCTTATTTCCACCTTTTTAGTAATTTGTAAAATTTTTTTATAAAGCGTTATATATTGAAAAGTGTTTTTATACAAAATAAATGCTCTAATTTGCTTTAATTCTTTAGTTTAGTCCACATATATAGGCTGGGACCCTCCTCCTCTCATCAACACTACCCCCTCTCCCCACTCCTATACCCTTGAGTATCAACATATATGAGCATATCAGAGCTATAGTTGACTAGAATAGTCAGGTATTCTCTCCTCTCTCTTTAAGTTGGTCTAGGATTGAAGCGTAATAAGGTACATTCCCATTAAATCACAGCAAACAAAGCAATACAATCACTTATTCTCATCAACACTGGCCTTAGTCAAATCAATGAAATGAATAGCCAAAGGAGGAAACTTAACTCGTACTGGTTTATCCAATCTCAATGCTCGATATTGCCATAACCATAAATTAACTTGGGCCGCTTCTAAGGGATTTTGCATCAATTTATAGCTTTTCCATTGTCCATCAGTTAAACTCTGTTCAGCTACAACTTCCCCATGATGAATATATTGTATCACATTATGGTCAGTATCACCCCATTGAATCTGATCATTACTCTGCTTCATCTTCTTAGTCATGCCTTAAAACCTCCATATTTACGTTCTAAAGCACATTAAAAGAGATTTGTGCCATTTGATACTTCCTCAGCATATTTCTTCTGATATTCATTAATCTCTTTTACATCATATCGTTCTTCAGTATTAATTATGCCTTCAATTACTTTAAATGCTCTAATCTTATCTTCTTTACGAATCTTACCATTTAAAGATATGCCAGTAAATAAATGACTAATCCAATAATACCCTTCATCAACTTCAAGGTCTTTGTTCTTCCAATCTTTAACTAAGAAGTCTAATTCACTATATTTATACTTATCCATAAACCACCTTTTGTCATCAATATTTCATCAAAATATCTATTGACAACCCCTTATACTCATGATATTATGATAATAGGACACAAACAAGGAGATAATTAAATGAAAATGACACTTATTGATATTCGAATCATAAAATCCAGAAAAAGAAAGAAAAATATAATACCAAAGGGAAAATAATATGCATTGTCGATATTAAGGAGGAGATAACACAGTGACTATTACATTTGAATCATTAGAACGAGCATTAAAGGCTATTAGATCAGCCAATGATTTAGGCTTTGATACACAATTATCTCAGTTTCATACATTTGTACCAAATGTCTATACTGTTTATTTCATTAAAAGGGAGAATAATTATGAAATACATTAGAACTCAAGTACTTACAGCATCAGAGGCACATGAATTAAGTAAATTAGGGTTTATTCTTAAATATAAGCAAGTTGTTACATTATTCAGAGATGCATGGTATGTGTATGTTAAAGATGATAAACAAGTTAAATTGAAGGTGCAATAGTGAAATTAACAGAATATGAAAGAAATATGGTTAAAGAACATAGATTACAAATGACTAAAGAAAATAAACAAGAGGCAATAATGCAAACATTAAATATAGTCCAAGGTAAATACCAAGTTCCAGTTACAGATCATTTTAATGAATATGAAGAACTACTTAGCTATGCTCATGGAGTATTAAATATATTTAAGTTATCTAGAAATACTGCTAAATCAATTATTAAACTTCAATAGAGGACTTTCTTTATATCCTAAGTAAGTAATAGAATATAAAGTATTATGAGGCTTATAATGACAGTATTGAATTTATACTATGTAGTGCTGTCTTACTTTAGTCGGAGTTGTGAGAAAGTCCTTGGCCCAGATAAGTCTTCAAATCACTTACTTGAGCCGATAAGGCGAAAGCACAGTAGCTCCACTGTGGGTCTAAGCCCATGAAACACTCTTACTTTTGTTTTAAGTCTAAACAGCAGATTAAACGACTTTGTATCTAAAATTGGAGGTCAAATGAGTAAATTACTGCCTGAAATAGCTAAAATGCTACGAAAAGATACACCTGATATACTTGAAATCTTAAAGCTGATGCATCTGAAATTAATTGATTTAGATGAAGATTTAGATAAATCAATGGGTTATTCTAAAAGGCACTCCGAAGATGAATAACACAAAATTAATGGTTAATGTGTTAGATTTAGTATTACTAGTATATCAATTTAGAACATTTAAAGCAAATAAAAATTGATAAAGGGATAATAAAATGAGTCAAACATTTAACGAAATTGGGGCAGCCATAAATTTATGGAACAATAACCATAAAGTTGATGATACGACTTGGAAGCAGAT